GAACGGCACCGCGGTGTGCTCGCTCTCGATCGCCACGACCCGGTCTTGGTACGACAAGGCCGCCCAGGAGCGGAGGGAGGAGACCGAGTGGCACCGCGTCACGGTCTTCGGCAAGACGGCCGAAGCGTGCGGCCAGTACCTGGCCAAGGGGCGACAGGTCTACATCGAGGGTCGGATCAAGACGCGCAAGTACGAGGACAAGGACGGCGTCACGAAGTACTCGACCGAGATCATCGCAGACGTGGTCCAGTTCCTCCAGGGCGGCGGAGATGGGCGCGAGCAACCCCGCGACGCCTACGACCCGGGTGAGTACGCGGGGTCCAGCCCGGAGGACGATGACGTCCCGTTCTGAGGCGGCTCGATGAAGGACTACAGCCGTGAGATCGCGTGGCTCCGGCGCTTCGACCGGGTCTCGAACTGGCTCAACATCGCGGATGCGATCGCGGACCCAGTTGTTGCCGCGGCGAAGATCATCGGGTCCAGGAGGGCCCAGTTCATTGAGGGGATCGGTTCGCTGACGTCGTCGAAGGGGCGCACGTTCTGGGTCACACAGCAGTTGGCGCATGCGACCGAGCATCGCGGCGACCTGGTGTCCTCGCTCTGGAACAACTCACCACGCGTCGCCGTGGCGTGGTGGGGCGACCATCGGATGATCTGGCGAGACGTCTACGGCGTTCCGGTCTGCCGCATGCCTGGCAACACGTTCGGGGAGTTCTACTCGCCGGAGGACGAGTCAGGGATCCTCGAGCGCGTGCGACTGAGTTCTGGCTCTTGGATCGTGCGGAAGGTCGGGCAGACCATCGTCGTGGCCGCGGCCACTCAGTTGACCGGCCTGGTCGTGCCAGAGCAGGCCACGATGATGATCGAGCGAACGAAGCGGTTCGCTGGATGCCGGTCGTGGCTGCTGTGGGGCCCGCCTGGAAGCGGAAAGACTCGCATGGCGCACGCGGTCGTCGACGCGCTGTGCGACTCCAAGGTGGTCATGACGGGCGAGGTAGCGTCGAATCCAGAGGCGTGGGACGCCGTCGAGACGTTGCGGCCGGAGGGACTGATCGTCGATGACCTGGACTCGGTCGCGGCCAAGGACGAACTCCTCGCGCGGTACGACAGGGCACACGACTGGGCGCGGGTGATCGTGAGCACCGCCAACACGCTCGGTGAGATCCGCGGTGCGCTCGTGCGACCAGGTCGGGCGGCCGATGAAGACCCGGTCGAGGTCCGAACGCCATGCGCGTCGGTGGCGAAGGAGCTCGCTCCAAATGCATCGGCGATGCCCGGTGCCGACAAACTGCTGGCCTGCTACTTGTCCGAGCTCGAGGCGAGGTACGCGGCTGGAGTCGCGTCGCCTGATGACGTCGCTGGGATGGTCGCGCGCATGGAGCAGGCCGGCGACCGATAATTTTTTCAACCAACACGATCCGAACACATCGAACCATCACAGTGTAAACATGGAACACCACCGAACACCACTCCTCATGGCTCTCCTGTTGGCAGGCGGCTGCGGAAACTTCAACCCGTGTGATAGCGCGCTGTACAACGGCCTCGACCCGGCCGAGAAGCTCGCCTGTGACCAGTGCGGAAACTATCAGGGCTGCAACGACGACGGTGAGACTGGGGGGGAATCTGGAGACACGCTCACGTGCGAAGTTCAGGTGGGCAGCGCAACTATCGACGGCTGGGACGTCGCGCCGTGGAAGCGCGTGATGTGTCTCGTTGGCGAGCACCCCACTGAAATTCAAACAAACGGACAGATCCAGTGGCCGGATCTGGAGCACCGAGACGCGGCCACTTGTGGCGCCCTTTCCAAGCCGTTCCCGTGTCGGCGCTCCTGGGAGAACGGGCCTGACGACGACGGAGATCTATGCGTCATGTGCGAACCACAGGTCGACGCTCCTGGGCCGGCAGCAGATCGCCCACCGATGTCGGAAAACCACGGATGGCGGCTCTGCGGATATGGAAGCGAGCCGGACTGGGAAGGGGGGCTGTGGAGGATCTCGTATTACCTCGACGACTCGATCGGGGATGTCGGGTGGCAAAATTGGATGACATGCGTTGACGCGCCCCAGGTCGAGCACTTCGCTTGTCCCAAGGAGCACGTTGGCATCAAGACCTTCCTGAACACGCTAGAGCCCATCAGCCAGGTAGACGTGCACACCTGCATCTGCGAATCTGACGCCGATTGCCAGCCGGGAGCCGTGTGTGAGGCTGGATGGATCATCGACGGCGGTATCCCGCGGCCAACGCTGTGCACATGGGACGACGGAACCGCAAACGGTGCGGCGCCATCGGGGCCCGAGGCGTACGGTCTCTCTCAATGGTCCGACGGGATCACGACCATCGGCGATGCCATCACGCTGACATCAGAGATGTTTCTTGAGGCAACCGCAGGTGATGCTGGCCTGTGGGATGACGGCCAGCGGTTCGATGTCCTCGACTTCGGTGCGACGGATGGGGTCGCCGACGTCGAACTGACCGCGTGCGACAGCGACGCCCTGTGCGGTCACATTGGGCTCAATGTCGGCGACGTCCTGAGTGGTCCGAACGACTCCATGGACCGACTAGCCGACGGCGACACTGTCGAACTCACCATCCATCGCCCAGACGGCTCATCCATCCGGCGCACCGTCACGGTCGAGATCTGATCAAGCCTCTGCGGCCGGCACGTAGATCAGCCGCACTGAAGCGCCCGGGTCGAGGTCATCTCGCCCCGGGTCGTTCGCGTTCCCAGACGAGTCCCACGCGAGCAGGCGCCCACGGCCAGCCCCAGGGAACAGCGGGTTGCCACCGAACGGTGCGAGCACGTTCACGCCGTGGCGCAGGAGTTGACCGGCGACGAGCACGGTCCCATCGGCCCTGGCAAGCGTCAGCGTCCATACGCCCGGGTCTCCGAAGAGGAGCGGCGGCGGGTCGTTGTCATACTGGAACGGAACCCGGACAGCCTCGGCGAGCCAGAGCAGATCCAAGCGGAACTCGAGGTTGTCTAGGCGCTGGCGAGTGCTGGACCCGATTCGTCCGGCGAGTGCTGGGTTGATGAAGTCCATCAGGCGGCCTTCGGAATGGATCGCGCGGGGTCGGGGTAGTGTGGGGTATGAGCGACGATGAGCGGCGAGACAAGACGTGGCGAGACAACCTGGAGCGCCGCATCTCCGAGCAGCTCGCCGACCCGCGCGCGCTCGCCAGTGCCATCATGGGCCTGAGTAACGAGCAACGGCAGCACCTGCTGGTCCTCGTCGACGCGCTCGTGCAGGCGGGAGGGTAGCCGATGGACGAAGAAGACGCCGAGTTCCGCGGGGTGCCTGGCGAGGTCACCAGCGGTGGAGACCCGTTCGGCTTCGCCGATGTCGTCCTGCGTGGCGGCCCGGTGATCGTCAGCGAGTTCGCAGTGCAGCCACCCGAGCATCCGATGGCCGTCGTGCGATGGAACGACCACGAAATCACTCGGCGCGAAGACATGCTGACCGACTTGAGTGTGGAGTTCGACGAGGCGCTCAGGGATGCCGTTGGGTTCGGAGGGTCGTCGGCCTTGCGCATGGTCATGCACGTCGTTGACCAACTGTACGCCGACCGCGTCGCAGCGCTGGAACATGCACAGCGGCCGACCGTTCAGAGTCTCGCGGCCGAGTTCGTCAAGTTGAGCAAGGCGGACCGCGAGCAGCTCCTCGTGCTGGTGGACGCGCTGACCGTCGCGGGGGTGTGAGCCATGTGGATTTTTGCGGCCATCATTCTCTCGCCAGTCGCAGTTGCCATCGCCGTGTCCCGTGCCCCAAGCGACCCGGAGGGCAAAGCAAAAACCGCTGAGGACCCGCCGGACCCCGCGCGCCTCGGCTGGTGGAACAAGCCGCTCGCCAGCCGCGGTGGAGTCGCCCCACGTCGCCGCTTCCCAGGGGCTCAGGTCATCCCGTGGAACGATGACGGGTCGGCGGCCGCAGACGCCGAGGCCGACGCAAGGATCTACCGCTGGAACACGGGGCGCCGACTTCCACCACCGAACGATGAGCGCGCCGACCTCATGCGTGACTGAGCCATGCGCAACCTCCCGTCGAACAAGCGTGATGCGGTCAACGGTCACGGCCAAGCCCCCGCCGACACCGCGTCCGCCGTCGAAGCGCTCGTCTCCGTGGTCGACTGACGTCCGCGCTCCGCCGGGCTCCCGAGCACGTCGGCCAGGTCCGAGTCGACGTTGTCTAGCGCGTTCGTGAACTGCGTGGCGAACCGCGGTGACTCGCCAAACGTGAGCGTCGCCTTGAGCACTTGCGTCTCGGCGCCCTCCAGGCTGTGCTCGATGTTGTCCAGCACCCAGACCTGCGAGCCTGCCTGCGTGCGCAAGAACTCCTCGCCGGTCCAGACCTTGAGCTCGGTGTCGGACGCCTGCGCTTCCAGGAGCCGGTCGAGCGTCTTGCTCGCGTGGTCGAGCTCCCATCGACCCGTGATGAGCGCGCCCACCACCGGCTCGACGTCCGACGCGACCACCTCCAGGGTGACCTGCTGCGGCACCCGCTGCCGGTGGACCGTGAGGGCTGCTCCGCGCTCCAGGGCGGTCTCGGTGCGGTTGTACTGGCTGCCCCGGGTGATCCTGGTGATGACGTCGACATGGACGTTGATCCCGCCCTCGCCCAGGATGTAGCAAGCCTTGCCGTTGCTGGCGAGGTTGCTAGGTTCGTAGACGATCGGCACCGGTCACTGACCCTTCGCGTTGATGGTTGGGATCCCGGACTTGGCGGCGTTCCACGCGGTTTGGGCCGCCGTGAACGCAAGCGTGCCGGTAGTGCCAATGGCGCCTGTCCCGGCCGCCACTCCAGCAGCGAGCAGCGCGTCGATCGTCGACTCCAGCACGGGCCACTTGGGCAACTCGACAGCGGCCGGACCACCCACGTTGACCGAGTTCGCAGACCCGACCTCCAGGGTGATGTCGCCGCCGGGCTCCATCGTGATCTTGGTCGGTGTCGCTGGTGCGACCGCCTGGCCCGTGATCGTGACCGTGCCGTCCGTCGCCACCTCGATCGCAACTCCAGCGGGTCCGCCGAGCGTGAGGCCATCCCAGGTCTCCGGTGCGCCCGACGGGGCCGTGATGGCGAACGGCGTCAGCATGATGTCGCTGAGCACCTTGCTCCGCTTGCCGTTGACCTTGTCCACCTGGCCGGCCGTCCTGGTCGTGCGCCACTTGCCCGAGGCTCGGTCCACCACGAGGCCGAGCATCTCGTCTCCGGTGTCCGTGGGCATGAGCACGAAGAACCCGCCTCCGGTAAACGACAGGACTGGCGCGTCCGGGGTAATGTCTGGCTCCGACGCTTGGCCGCCTTCCAGATCCGCGATCCCGGTTTGGAAGTTCGCGGTTCGCTCGCGGGTCCCGTCTTCGGTGCTGTCGACGAGGCCGGGGACCACCGTGCGCGTGCGGTAGTCCATTGCGCACCACCACTGGCGCAGCAACTCGATCGGTTCGTTCATCCCTCGGGCCCCTTGGGTAGGGTGCCGCCGCCGGTCGCCTTGAGCAAGCCCTCCAGCTGGAGCGACAGCATCATCTTGAACGCGGCTTCGAGCTGCTTCATGTTCGGGGTGAGCCCCTGCTCGATCGCCGCCTGCCCACCTTGCCCGGTCACCTCGGCGAGCGCCTTGGCGCCAGAGACCTCGCCGATCGTCTGATTGAACGTATCGATCAGCTTGAACACCGGTGCGATCGTGATCAGCAGTGTTTGAGGTGGCGGACGGCCCTCGAGCACGGAGCCAGGTCCGCGCAGGCCGAGGACGTCGAGGATGTTGTTCGCGCTCGCGTCGAAGATCCGGCCGGCCTCCAGGAATCGCTGCTTGAGCTCGGCCGCGCGCGCCTTGCCTGCTTCCTGCGCCTGCTTGATCGCCTGGTCTGCCTGAGCGCCTTCCTGCACGAGGCGCTGGAGTTCTTGCTCGGCGAACGCTTCGCCTTGCGTCTTAGCGGCCGCTCCGGCCTTCTTCTCGAAGTCGAAGAACTGGGTCCCCTTGCCACCTTTCTTTTTTTCCCTGGCTTTCTTTTCCTTTTGCGCGCGCTTGGAGAGGCTCGCAGACGTGGCAGCCTCGACGGCTGCTTCGGTGGACCCAGTCTGAGCGAATGCCTCGGTGGCCGCCTTGAATGCCTTTTCTCGTCGAGAGAACGTGTCTCGCTGCGCAGCGAGCCTTGCATTTGCAGCAGCCGACTCGATCTCAGACGCATTGGCCCCTGCTCGCTGTGCTTCTTGCCGAGCTGTCTGCTCTGCCTCGCGAACCAACGACTCGGACGTCTTGTCCACAGCTTCGAGCACCTGCTGGCCAGTGCCCGTGAGAAGTCGATCTCGGGCGGCCGCTCGCTCGGATGTATCCCCAGTCTTGGTGATGACTTGTGCCGCGAACGCTTTGTCCTCTGGACTCAGATCACGAACGAGACCGGCACCAGCGCCGCCGACCAGGGCCTGAACACGCTCGGCTCCGCGCTTCTCCCGAGCCTTCTGCCGTGCCTCGGCGTCCTGATCACGCTTTGCGATCCGGCCCTCTGCCGCCGCGATCTCCCGCTCGTGTTTGGCAATGTTCCCCTGGAGGACAGTGATCCGTCCGTCGAGTCGATCGAGCGCGTCGTTTGTCCCGTCCAGTTCCAGCGCAAGGTTGGCGAGCATGCGGCCGATCACTGCGCCGGCGGCTCCAGCCGCCACGACAAGGCCGGCGGGACCAGCGAACAATGCGATCACGGCGGTCAGTGCGAGCGCGAGGTTGCCAAGCGTAGCCTCAGTGTCTCCGCTGAGGTTGGAGAAGACCTCCATGGCTTTAGCGGCGAGTTCGAACGCCGAGACAAGTCCCTTGAGGGCAGCAGCAGCCGACTCGATAAAGCCGCGGATGTCCTCCTCCGTGAGTCGCCCGATCCACTCGCGAACAGCCTTGATCCCGTTGACCAGTGTCTCGGCCAGCACCCCGGCGAACCCATCGCCGCCCGCGAGGCCAGACAGATCGGAGAGGAGCAACTTGAACTCGTCGAGCACGCCCATCTGCGCGACCTGGTCGAGGAAGTTCGAGAAGGTGTCCTTGAGATTCGAGATGGCGCCGGACGTCGTTGTCATCTGGTCGGCCATCGCACCAGCGAACTCGGTCTCACCTAGACCCTTGAGGAATGCTTGGATCTCCTCGGCGTTCTTGCCCACCGTCGTGGTGGTGCCCTTGAACGTGAACGCGACCTGGTCACCTTGCGACGACGCCTTGATCCCGAACTCCTTGAGGCGCTCGAACTCGCCCGTCGACGCGTCTGCAACCGCCTCGATGAAGTCGATGATCGACTTACCCTGCGCAGCAGCGAGGTTGCCGAACGAGGTCAAGCTCTCCTTGGATGCGTCCAGCCCGAGCGACTTGAGCCGCACGAACGCGGTCGTGACATCCTCGACCTGAAACGGCGTGGTCTTGGCGAAGTCCTTGATCAGCGCGAAGGCGCCAGCGGCGGCCTCCGTCGAACCCGTCACGGTCTTGAGCCGCGCCCGGAGCGACTCGAACGACGCGCCAGTCTTGATCACGAGGCCGGCGGTAGCCACCGCGCCGCCGCCAAGCGCGAGCAACCCTCGACCTGCCGACTGCGCGATCTGTCCGATTGGTGCCATCGCCGATCGGAACTTGTCGAGTTTCTCGGATGCACCTTTGAGCGATGCGCCGACATTCTTTAGACTGCGCCGATTGAGCTCGTCGAGCCGCTTGCGTAGCTTGCTGATGCTTTTCTCGAGCTTGTCGATCCTGGCCTGTGCTGCGCCAGCATCGTGGGCCAGACCAAGCGCTCCCTTGGCGGCCTCAAGTTCGGCTGCCACGAGCGCCTTGAACGACTTCGTGGCCCGGTCGGCGCTCTCGCTGAGAGACTTGGTGGCCTTCTCGGCCTGCTGGAATCCCTTGGGATCGAACTTGGTGGCGATCGTGATGACGAACTTGCGGATCTGCATCACTCACCCGACCTTGCTGGGGCCGTTGCGCGGCGCTCGAACTCGGCCTGGTAGGCGGCATTTTCGACCACCTCGATCATCTCGACTGGAGTCCACTCGTGCAAGATCTCGCGGCTGCTCCCTGCCGACCCAAGGCGGGCGAGGTTGTCCGCCCACCTCACTGCGAGCGGCACGTCCTTGGGCTGTGGCACGCCATACGATGGGGCCGGGATCTTCGAGCGCATGTTGTAAGGCGAGCGCAGCCACAGCGGTCCGAACGACTGCTTGATCTGCGCGGCCATCAGTTGCCACTTGGCCATCGGCCGGAAGTTCAGCGCGGCGTAGTCGGCGGCTGTCTCGACGACCTCGCCGTTGACCTTCAGTCGACCGTAGATCAGTCGACCGAACACCGAGATCACCCATGCCGGTCTGAGGTCGGCCTCGGTCAAGCACGTCCCAAGGATGCGTCCGAGCAGGACGATCGCGTCAGTAGCCGCACCGGGAACCGCGTGGGCATCCGTCGCAAGTGTGCGCAGGTCCTGTGCTGTGTCGATCCAACCCGCCACAGAGCTGCGCCAGACAGCGCCGATGATCTCGTGCGGTGCTGCGCAGGCCAGCGCGAGGGTCTCTCCCAGCACCCGGACCAGCTCGGGCTCCATCTCGAAAGCCGTCGCCGGATCGAGGATCTGAAGGTGGCAGCGCACCCCATCGATGTCGACTCGCTCCCACGGCTGGCGCCAGCGGCTCATGCTACCCTCCGCGCATGCCGGACCCACCATGGCGCAGCCGCTTCATGCAGCGCGCGATCGAAGCTGGTCGCGTGGCCGAGGCGATGGCCGCCAAGGTCGCGGATGGTTACGCGTGGGACAGCGTCGAGGTCGAGGCGATCGCCAGCGGCACGATCGTCGAGCGAATGGCCGACGTCTCCGGGGTCACGGTCGGGGCGTACGCGCGGGAACTGCTCGACGCAGAGGGTCACGCATCACCGCCCCCAAGCGATGAGCCGGCCGGCTCGATATCGATCGCAGGAGCAGGGTTCGAACGCGAGTAGGTAACCCTGATCGCCTGGCCAAGCAGTTCCCACTTGGCGCGCGGATCATGGGCGAGCAACCGCCCGAGAACCGGGTACGTCGTGACGTCCGACTTGCGACCATCTTGGACCACGAGCAGCCTGCGCGACAGCAGGACCAGATCGAACACGCGCTTGACGTCCTCGTAAGCCAGCCTCGACGCGAGTGCCATTGAAGCATCTCGCACGACCTCTCCGCCCGCATCAGCGATCGCGTCGAGTGCCCGGTCCCATCCCACGCGGAGTCGAGGGTCCTTCGTGTCGATGTTGCCAAGCCGCTCGAGATCGAACGTCCCATCGCTGATCACATCTTGCGCAGCCTCGATCACCTTGGGTGCGAGGATCGCGACGACCGTCTTGACGCGGTCGTCCTCGCCAGCTGCAAGGGCCGTCCTGATGTCCGTCACGCTGCCCTCGACGATCATCTGGATCCGCTCGTGCATCTCGTCAGAGTGCTGGCCTCCGATGTCGACGACCGCTCGCTCCAGCGACACGATCAACTGTTCGACGAGATCGAGCAGCTCGAGTTGCGCCAGCGCTGTGCCGATCGCGCTGATGCGCTCCTCGATCGCTATACGAAGCGAGCTCGGGTCCACTGGCTTGGTGACCGTGTCTCGCAAGACGCGAACGAGCGACGGGGCCAAACCCTGCAACGCGGACGCAAGAGCCGCACCAGCCGCCGGGCCAAACGTGCGGATGATGATGCACTCGACTTCGATCTGCTGGTCGGGATCGAGTGGCCGCACCTCCCACGTGAGGCCACCGGCGGTGATCTGTTTCGGCTGCGGCATGGGCTACCCGTTGGGTTGGAACTGCGCGATCTCGTCTTCGGTGAGGACAGGCGGCTGGCCAAACGACGCGACGATGATGTTCGGGAATGTCCCGGTGATCGCGTAGACCATCATCGGGCTCCCGTCGGCAGCGAGCTCGCGCGTGGGCACGACCTCGACGTCGCCGTTGCTGCTCGCATAGAGCGTGCCCGAGTACTTGAGCGTGATCCCGAGCACCGATGAGGTGGCGTCGAGCGCAGCGATCGCGGCGGCCAAGAACGAATCGTCACCACTGCCCTGCATGACCGTGACCGTCACGCGGTAGGACTTGCCGTTGTTGCGGACCGACGTCGACGTCCCGTGCTGGCCCTCGATATGGGTCGCCCGGTTGCTCAACTTCTCCACGGACAAGTAGGTGCCCGCGTTCGGAAAGTCTGTCAGGCGCCGACCGCTGACGCGAAAGTCGATTTCTTCGGACCGGATGATGATGCTGTTGTTTGCCATGGTGGTCCTCTCCTATCAGGCGGTGGCGAAGAAGCCGTCGACGCGGACGCTTCGGAGTTTGGGGATCAGCACCGTGGAGACGTTGATCCCACCGGTGGTCATGTAGTCGCCCACGGCCTTCTCGGAGTCCGGCACGTCGTCGAGCGGGACAGGCGTCACCGTGGTCTGAGCGAGGTCCAACACCGGCGGGTCACTGGTCCCAAGCTCGGTGTTGACCACGTTGACGGCCGAGACCAGCTTGTCGATCCCGTCGTCATCGAGGTTGACGCCAGTGAGAGACTCGAGGGCCTTGACCATGGCCTGGATCGTGCGCAGCCACCAGTAGTCCTCGGCTTGCTTCTGGACGACGAAGAACCCGCCGGACCCCTGGCCCCAGTAGATCCGAAGCGGATAGCTCGCGGCTGGCCCGTCGCGCTCGACCCAGGAAACACGCTGCGACTTGAACGCGTCTCCGATCGTCTGCGTGTAGATGATGTCCTCGGTGACCGTGGTGCCAGACAGTTGGGCGAAGTGCCACGCGCGCGAGCCAGGGAACTGGCCACCGTAGCGGCCAAACCAGACCCCCGTCATCTTGTCGGTGGTGTTGAAGTGGTAGAGCGGGAACGTCCGAGTGCGGTTGAGCGCGACCAGGACCGACGCGAAGTTCGGCTCGGTCTCGGTCGTGATGTCCGTGTCCGTGGTCTGGAGGAGACAGACGTTGCGGCGCTCGGATCCTTCGACCGCAGACGCCTCGGCCCAGCGGCTGACCTCGTACATGACGCCTTCGACCTCCGCAGGATCGGGGAGCACCGCCCAGAACTTCTCCACCGCGAACCCGGCGTCGAGGTCCGCATAGATCCCCGAGTTGGGCGTGGTGTTGGCGACCGTGATGTCCGCCGTGCCGTTTGGCCCGTCGCCAGTCAGGATGAAGGGCACCCCCGCGACGTCGGCGGTCACGGACCCACTGTCCGCATCGACGTCGGCGGCGGTGAGCAGGGCAGCGAACACTCCGAGGTTGAAGGCTGAGATCAGCGCATCCTTGATCTGGGTGACCGTCTGGCCAACCGCCGCGAACGATGCGGCCTCGACCGCGGCCTCTCCGTTGATGGAGACGTACAGGCGATATGTGCCGTCGTCGGTTGCGTTGACCGTGAACTCCTCGACCTGGGCGACGGGGACGGCCCGGTTGACGACCACGACCCGGGTGGGCGGCGTCTGGGTGAACGCGTTCTGCCCAAAGACCTGAGTGGCAGTGAGCACCGCGTCGTCCGTCTCCAGCCATCCGTCGTCCAGCATGGCCTGCACGGACGAGTACTTCTTGGCGGCCTCCACGAATGGCGCGACGCCGTTGTCGGCCGGGATCGCGGGGATCGGGAGGTAGTTGACCGGGGCTGCGCCGATCTGCTGGAGCAGGGTCGTGACAGTGATGAAGTTTCCTTGGGGCATGATTCTGGCTCCTAGGCAGCAGTTTCGGTGAGGCCGGCGGCGCGCATGGCAACCGCGGCAAAGGCTCCGGTGGCGAGTCCAATGAAGGCCACATCGAAGGTGGCGATCGACTCGTCGCGCGTGATCGGGACAAAGGGGGTGGCTTGCGGGGTGCCGGCGTGGCGAAACCCGAGCGCGTGCATGGCCGGATCGAGCAGCGTGCGACGGTGCATCATGGCCTTGTTCATCGAGCCGGTGGCCATGGTGACCCCCGAGACACCATCCGCTCGGAAGGTGACGCGCCAGACGATCTGGCACTCGATCCGCGTGAAGTAGGGAAGGTGGGGTTCCGCCGTGGTCACCGTGAGCAGGGCGGCGTCGGCAGTCGCGGACGCAAACAGCGGCGACCCCGACGAGCCAGTCACGAGCACAGCGGTCGCGTCGTTCGGATCGAGGATCGCCGTGTAGCCCGCAGGCAGGTCCGCCTGGAGCTGGACGAGCAGCGCCGCGGCTGACGTGGCGGGTGGGTCACCCACGCCGGCAACGATCGAAATCCGCTGCGGCGCGAGCGACGTGCCTGGGTAGAAGTCAACGCCGACCTCGCCGGGACCATCCGCGATCACCGTGTAGCGGTCGGTCATGATCTGCCGGATCGTGCTGCGGCCTTGCTGACTCAGCTGGACCAGCGAGACGAGCGAGATCGTCGCCTTGGGCGCTGGACCTCGGGCCTCACCCTGGTCGCGCTCGGTCTGGACGCGCACGTGCGCGCCGTCGATCCCCGTGGACTGGACCACCCAATTCCACAGGGCGTCCTCCATGTCGTCCAGCGCGATGGGATCGGTCACGGGCATGGCGTGGCCTCCGTGGGAATGGATCGGCTGGGGTGGGTGTTGTTGTGGGCATGACCACCGAGGACGTCGAACCCGAAGACGAGCTCACCACCATCGCTGGCCTCACCAGCCTGATCGAGAAGTGGGACGAGCGGATCCGTGTGTGCGCCGTGCGGGCGGCCAGGCAGACCGACCCGGTCAAGCAACGCATGCGGATGCGTGAGCTCGTCGAGCTCACCAGCCAGCGAGACGCGGCCGCTCGGGCCCTGGATGTTGCGCTCGGTCACGGTGGCGTCGCTCCTCGCTGAGCGGCAAGGTAGCGCTGGAACCCGGCAGCCTCGGCTCCGAAGAACTCGTCCCATCCCTGCTCCTCGGTGATCTCCCATCGGATGCCCCAACGGTCGATGCGCGCACCGGGTGGCCCGTCGGTGTCCTCGGGTGGCGCGATCGGGAGGCCCGTGAGACCGGCGGCCGCGAGCACTGCGTCGCGCACCCAGACGCGAGCCTCGCCGGTCGTCTCGTCGCCGTCTGCTTGGCGCAGCAACTCGGTCGGGCGCGACGTGCTGCGCTGCATGTGCATGAGCAGAACATACGACGTCTCGCCCTGCGGGCTCACGGGGCGCGGTCCGGTGCCATCGAAGGTCAGCTCGTCCACGATCGTCACGGGGATCGGGATCTCGATGTCGAACAGGACGTCGTCGCCGAGGGTCATTTCACCCTCACTTCATAGTCGATCTCCGCGAGCATCTCGCCGGAGTCGATCAGTTTGGTCCCGTGGCCCTTGCTCCTCACGGCGCTAGGTCCGAGCGGTGGACCGCCAACCTGCTGGTTGCGAATGACGCCCTTGGCCAGGTCTCGGACGGTCTCGCCCACAGGCTCCAGCGCCACAGATGCCTTGGCCCCGTCGGCCGCGTCGAGCGCCGCGCCCTTGGCCGCGCTCATGATCTGCGGGACGCCGTTGTCGGCCGCGACAGACAGCCACGGACGTCCGGGCATTTGGCGGGTGCCGAACTCGTTGAGCACGCCTTTCTGCGCCTGCTCGGGATCCAGCAGGCCGCCGTCGACCTCGGCGCCGTCGAGGGACTCGAGCCCCTCCCATGCGGCGTCGAAGCCCATGTCGATGTCCTCGATCGTGATCATCAGCAGCCGCACCCTCCCCGCGGACCCACCGCGATCGGGAACGCGTTGCGGCGAGCGCTGCATCGCTCGAACTTGCGCATCATCACAGCGTAGGCGGTCCCGTACGGGGAACCCGCCCAGATGCCGCTTCCGCTCGTCGCGTTGGCGTACGTGATCGAGATGTCGCCCACGCGCTTGGACAGGATCTGCGAGGTGCCTCCTCCGGTGCCGGACGTGACGGAGAGCAGGTGCTGCGCGAGCAACACGATCGCGCGGCAGGGATCGACGCAGCACCCGCGCCATGCAGCCTCGGTCTGGACCTGACACGCGCCAGCCGGACCGAGGACGATCTCGGTCGCTGTGACGATGAACAGGTCCGCGACGTCCGCGTCGACAGCGGCGAACGCCGGGCCGAGGCTCGCTTGCGTGATCGTGCAGGCCATGGCGGGTGGCTACGCCCTCCCCGCCGCAAGCCGTCGCCTGCGCGTCTCCAGTGCCTCGTTGACGACGTGTCGCCGAGACTTTCCGTCGCCTTGTCCTCGCGCATCCTCGGCGCGGTCGATGACGTCTAGCCCTAGACCAGACGTACGAGAGATCATGGACGCGAGAGCATCCTGGTCCCGAGGGAGTGACTCGAGCACGACGGCCCCTGTCACCTGGTCTTCGATGTCGGACCAGTCCGCCGCCGAGACCTCGTTGACCCCCGAGAACAGGGTCACCCCGCCCACGATGAGTGGCGCGGGGATGAACGGGGCCTCGTCCGACTTGGGCCGTCGTTGCTTGGCCGGCAGAATGGCGTGCACCCGATTGCCCCCTCGGCCCCTGGCGACCCCACCGAGCGAAGCCCGGTGGCGAAGCTGAGCCTTGCGGTCTCCGACGTAGTCGACCAGCACGACGCAAGACGCCACGGGCTTTGGTGCCAGCTTCGGCAACTCGATCCGCTTGGTGTCGGCCTCTGGTACGTGCTCGGTGAAGTCGTCGGACATGGTCAGGTCTCCTCGGGTCAGCCCATGGATGCGGTCGGATCAGCAGGCGCCCGGCGGGCGGCGCCCATCTCGAAGACTGCGTGGTTGGCCCACGGCTGAGGCTCGATGAAGACCGGCTTGGGCTTGCCGCGTTGCTCCGCGAGCGCGGCCACGACCGACTTGCGAGGGCCGCCAGGGCGCGCGTTCTCCAGCCCCTCGATCCAGTCGAGTCCGGCAGGGTGGCGCGTGCGCGCGATGAGCCCGTTGTCGCGGTCGGTGAGCAGGTACTCGTCCGGCAGCGCGTCGATCGGACGGGCCCAGCCAGCGTCTGCCTTGCGGCGGATCTCGCCGTGCTTGGTCGAGTACAAGCGCCAGAGATCGGCATCCACGATGTTGACCCCCGGGTAGAGGATCAACTCCATGGTCCCGTTCTCAGGCCAGCTGGCCACGATCGGGTTGCGAGTGTGAGCAACGGCAGGCTGGTTGTCGGCGCTGCCAACAAAGCCGCGGTAGTCGATCACGATCGTCGATGGCTCGTCAGTCATGGTGTCTTGGTCATCGGTCATGTTGGTGGTCTTTTTTCGGCGTCCCATTGGTCATCAGGGGGTGAAGTCGACGTAGAGAACCCGCTCGGGTCGCTTGCTGACGACGCCGCCGTGACGCCGCAGCACCACGAACTCGGACATCATGTAGTCCTGGAAGGGTCCAAAGACCCTCGACTCGGTGTGCTCGATGTAGAGCTCGTTGATGTTCTTGCTGTAGAGCACCCAGCGGGGCGCGTTACCAGCCGCGTTGGCCAGGGCTGCCCGGTCGGTCCAGACAGCGTCTCGGAGCCACGCATACTTGGCGGATGCCTTCTCCCACACGCTGTCGGACGTGCCGGTGAAGTAGGTGTTCTCCATCGCGTACTTGTCCGAGTAGGGCGCGATCAGCATGGTCGGGACGCGCTCGCGGTTGGCCCGGAAGTACAGGTGCTGGAAGTTGGCAAGCCGGCGCATCTGGGTCGGGGCGTCGACGGAGCCGGACGAGAACGTCTGCCCACCGAGACCGATCAGCGCGTCGCCCAGCGTGAACATTCCGGGCAGCTTCTTGAGGACGTCGCCCACACCGGAGACGCGCTCGCGGAAGGCGTCGAGCGCCTCGGTGGCCGCGTTCACACGCTCGCCGAGCACGTCGATGTCGAGGATGTTCGCCTCCCACTGATCGGGGATCGAGACCGCGTACTTGACCCCGTAATAGTGCGCGCCGTTCTCCTTCTTCTCTTGCGAGAAGTCGACGTGCGGCAACTTGCGGACCGAGTGCGGCTCCAGCCAGTGCGCCTGGCCGGTGGGCTCCAGCACCTGGTAAGAGTTGGTCCGCCAGCCCGGGGGCAGCAGGTTCTGCGACTCCAGGGCGAGTGGTCGCCCCTGGCGGGGGACGAAGATGTAGGGCCGGTCCTCCCCGCGTCGCAGGTTGGCCGACGGACCGAGCACCTTCTCCAGCGTGGAGTAGGTGAAGTCCGCAGCCGCGTCCATGACCTCTTTGCAGTTGGGATCCATGGACCAACGCTTGGCCAGGAACCGCGCCATCTTGGCCACGGCGCCGGACTCAGTGCCGAGTTCGGTGCCGAGCTTGTCGAAGCGGACGAGTCCGCCTCCGACCTGCTGCGGCGCGCCGAGCATGCTGTCGTCGATCAGGGACACCGGGCCGGCGTCCGCGCGAGGGATGAAGTCGAAGTGTGCGCTCATGATGTTGGCTCCTTGTCTCCGGGCGATCAGGGGTGCGGGATGGCGACGGGGACAGGCCCGACTGCGGTGGATGGCGCCTTGAACTTGTCGCGCGCGAAGAGGATGTGAGTCGTGACGCCGGCCGTGGTTTCGACCTCGCCCATGTCACCGGCTCCGATGCTCACCGGGGTGAACGAGGTGCCGGCGGCCGGACCGGTCAGGACCAGCGTGGCGCCGTCGACACCCGTGATGCCAGCGAGCGGCTGACCGACGCTGTTGCGCTTGTTGAGCTCGGCGAGGATGCCGGCGGTAATCTCGGTGTCGGCAGCGGTGCCGTCCGAGAGGTACTCGAGCACCACGACCTCGAGACCATAGGTGATCTCGAGTTGGTACAGCGTGTCGTTGACGACGACCGGGGTCATCGTCCAGACGTTGGCCGTGGCGCCAGCGGCTGCACCAGCGGCATCGGTGACCATGCCCGGGAAGTAGTCGCCGTCCTGGGTGTGTCGGATGTAGACCGAGGTGTCGGTGCTCGCCGCTCCGATCGCAGTCTCGCCGTAGGCCAGCATGACACCGTAGGACGCGATCGAGACCGCGCTGGACTCGTCGTACTCGCGCCACTTGTAGCCGGAGGTGAGCGGCTCGGTGTCGGCTCCGAGGTAGACCGGACCGACGATGTCGGCGACTGGCGTGCTCGAGCTGATCTGGGTGAGGTAGGGCTGGCCGAGGTCGTTGTAGCCGTTGGTGCCCTGCGTGCGGTTGATCGCCACGTAGCCGCCCACCTTGAGGGTGCTCTGGTCCGGCGACGCGACCGTGGTCGGGGTGACCGTGCTCGGGGCAACCGGGGTCACCACGATCGAAAAGGTCATCCCAGACTGGACCGCCGTCGCGCGCAGCGTCGCGGCAGTGCCACCAACGCTGAGCGCGACGTACGACCGGAAGCGGTTCCAGTTGTCGACGTCGCTCGCGGTGAGCAGGTTCGCGCCCGTGTTGGCCGCCGCGATCAACCCGAGGACCACGACGTTGTCGGCTTCGGCGCCAGTGGTCGTGTATTGGATCGTTGCTGGGGCCATCCAGTCAGCCGCCGCAGACCCGCTCTGAGTCGTGATCGGCGTGACCGTGATGGACCACGTGCCATCGGAAGGACCGCTGGCCAGCAGGTTGTCGACGATCATCGTGACCGCAGGGAAGCACCCAGTGCAGGTGTCCTTGCGCTCACAGTTCCACCAGGTGCCAGGCTCGCCATAGCGCCGGTAGGGCTCGACGACTCCCTCGCTCGGGAGGAATTCGATCTTGGTGATGCTGTCCGCTGGGAACAGAGGAGGGAGAGTGGGCATGATCAGGCTGCTCCGTGCTGGGGTTCGATGGTCTCACCGCGAGCGATCGCGGCCTGGTTGGCTTTGGCCTTGGCGAGACGGTCACTTCCGTCCGCTCGGGCTTGGGCGTGGGTCTTGACGGCTTCTTGGGCACGCGCGACGGACGCGCGAACCTGGCCGCTCTTGTCTGCTCGGGCGATCAACTGCTCTTGCGCATCCTCGACGCGCAGCGAGAACAGCTCGTCGCGGACGGCTTCGGGTCGGGCGTCGATCCGGTCGATGATCGACTGCGCCTCGGCGTCGCCGTGGACGCCTTGGAGCACCCCGATCTGCCAGTCGCGCAGCGTGGGGAGCGAGTCCTTGCGGTCCTCGCCAAGCTTGGGTGACCAGTCGGCCCCGTGCGCCTGGCGAGCGAGCGAGATGATCGCTCCAAACTTGGCGCCAGCGTCGGCGACCATCTTGTCGGCATCCGCACGAGTGACCATGTCTCCCATCGCGTCGGCCCGCTCGGCGAGCTTCTTCTCGGCGTCCGCCTTGGCGGTGACTGCTCGATCGGCACGCTTGCTGGCCATGTCGAGCAACTCGTCCTGCTTGGCGAGCATGGCGGCGACCTTGGCGGGGACCTCGAACTCCTCGTCCTCGATCATCACCTTGGCCATGCCGCCATCTCCGGCGTCCATCGAGGGCATGATGGCCTCGATGATCGCGGCCATCTGGTCCTCGGTCATCTCGGCCTCGCCGGAGAGCATGGCCAGCAGTTGGTCGACCGGGACGCCAAGCCGTTCGGCGAGGTCAGCCTCGGCCATGCCGTGGGCCTTGAGCAGCATCATCATCAGTGGTTTCAGCATGGGGTCAGCGTCCTTCTTGGGCGTGTCTCGCGATGGGGTGGCCTGGGTCGAATCGAACCGGACCCAGTGGCGGCGGTCGAAGTAGACCGGTTTGGAGGGGGGAGTCTGAGCGCGCGCGATCTCCAGCATGGCGTCGGCGCGAGTGACCATGGGGACGCCGTCGAGCCTCGGCCCCAGAACGCGGGCTGTCCCGGCTCGGCCAAGCGGCTCGCTGGCGAGGGAGTTCCAGACGATGTCGGTTTGCCGCTGGTCGAATCGGCGCCCGTCGTCGGTCGTGCCCGGTCGGGGGTCAACCTTGCATCGGTAGGCGACGGACACCTGTGCGGCGGTCTGATCGTCGATCGCATCGAAGAGGTCGCGGCCCCACGCGACGGCGTGGCCGGCCGTATGGATGCCGTCCTGGTGCACGTCGACGCTGAGCACAGCGCCCTGCGCGACGCCGACGACCGAGTCCGGGTTCAGCAGATCTTTGCTATGCCGAAGCTCCCACGGAACGCCAACTCCCGAGTCCATCGACTTCCGCCGCAGCGGCTCGATCGCGTCCCGGTACTCGCGGACGCGCCTGCCGTTCTCGTTGTACTCCTGGACGATGTCGGCCCGGCTGTACAGGATCGGGTAGCGGCGCCATCCACTGTCTAGCGGCGTGGGTGGCGAGAGTTCGGCCTTGTCGGCGCGCACGACTTCGTAGCAGAGGCGCGACTCGGTATGAACGGCCGGAGCCCTGTCGGTGCGCCGCCCCTGCCACTGGAAGAGGGCTTGCTGCGCGGCTTCGGTGGCGATCCTGGCTGCGTCCGCGCGCGAGATCGAGTCCTTGCGCGGATTGAATCCCCAATCTTTGAGAGAGGCATCGCGTGCGCTGGGACCATCGACTCCGTCAACCGAGAGCGGCGGACCTTGCTCGTTGGCGCTCATGCGCTCGATGAACGCGAGCACCTGAGCAGCCCCGTCGTAGTCGCCCTCGTCCCACTCGCCGAGCGGCTTGTCGATCAGTCGGCGGGCACGGTCGAACACGCGGCGGGCTCGCTCGCGCTCGTCGCCAGACTTCCGGTTGGGACCAGCGAAGCGGGACTCACCCCACGCGTCCATCTCGGACGGCGACATGTTCGGACCGTTCGGGCCCTGCCAGCGCTCGCGGATGTCGGCTTTCTCCTCGTCGGACCGATCCGCTCGAGCGCACTCGTCGACGACTTGGCGGACACCGTCGGCCCATACCTCGACGCGGTCGACATCCCACGATCCGACAGGGACGACGCCCATGTACTCGGTGCAGTTCGTCAGGTAACCGATCGTCGCGTGCGGCACCCACTCTTCGCCGGGGCGAGAGACGTCGATGCCAACCTCGGAGATGGCCTCGGCCAGCAGGTCACGCGCAGCACGAAGCGCGGCCGATACATCGACGGATGCATAGGCGACGCGCTCAGCGACCAGGTCGAAGTAGGCAAGCGCTCCGAGTGTCAGCGTCTCTCCGATCGCGCCAGCCTGCCAGTCGGTGGCCAACTCGACGATCCGATTCGCGTCCGCCCATGTTGCCTTGGGCACGTGGACCAGAGTCACGTGCGGCGGGATGCCGTGGCGGCCGGGGAACTGGACCGCGAGCTCGGGGGGGACCGGGAGCATCACGGCGACCGAGATGCTCCCGGGGTGCCCGTCGCTGCGCTCGTTGAGCTTGTCGAGCAGGCCGCGCGCGACATCGGCGGCGCGC